GAATTTCAGATTGCTTAACTGTACGTGTATCAGCTTCGTTAGGATTGCCAATCTCGTAGCTTTCGCTGGAAGACTTCACAATCCCAACCCAGCCATTATCTGAATTGAATTTCAGCTTAATATCTGGATAGGTTTCAGCCGTACCAAAGTTTTTCAATGTAGCCTTGTAGTGACCAGTAGAGACTTTCTTAATGCTCCCATACTTGGTTTCACCATCGCTACTTACTAGAGCTTGTGCCTTGTTTTCACCGTAGCTTTTAGGGACATCAAATGTAACCGTTACTGTTGCGGTAATCGGTGCGGTGTTCTTATCGACTGCTAGCGACGCTTGACCAGACGGGATAGCTTCCCAAACCTTGTTAGGCTCATCGCCGAAAATCAACGGTTTAGGCTTATCTACGTTCAGATATCCGCCTAGCGTTTCAGCAATGCTATTAAAGTAGTCGTAGTTTCCGACCAAGGTAAACGATACTTGAATCTGTTTGACTGACAAGGTGCTGTATAGGAATTGCTGGCCGTAGCGTCTACGTCCTTGGTCTTGATAGTTGTTGTTGAAATTCGATGCCACGTTTTTTGTGACATCTACTGGAACGGTACGCCCTTGACCTTCATTGAATAATTCGGTTAAGTTTTTACCGTCAAAAATTACTGACATTCCTATCAAATAATGCTACCTCCTAACAACGCCTGTCTGCGTTCATAATCGTTTGTTGCTTTTGTCATAAACGGTGCTAACCCGTTTGACACACTTCTACCATCGATGATGTTTCTAACTTCGATTGGGTTAGAGCCATTAGTTACCAATTGACCGAGTAGGTCAATCATGACATCTAGCTTGCTTTCTAGTACAGAAACACGCTCACGGTCTGAAGTGCTATCGTGGTTGCCTTGTGGGGCATCACCAGCGAAACGTGCTACTGCTTCAGTAAGTAGTTGCCACGCTCTGCCACGTTTAGCGATATCCGTTGGAATAACATATTCTGGCATATCGCCTTCAGCTAATTCATAAACACCGTTCTTGCGGACTAGACCACCGTTAGCATAGCCATGCCCGTGTCCGATAACCGCAAGCATATTACCACCATAACGAGATTTCGCATAAGCGATACCAGCCAAAAGGTTATCATAGCCGTTGAAGATGTTTCCATGGCCTTTATGTTTGAATGAATTAAATGTACTGGATGTTGTTTGTACCAAACCTTTGGCAAGGTCTCCAGTCAAGGTATTGATATCGACATATCCACCTTGGACGGCATTAGGGTTACCGCCAGACTCACTTTGAATTTGTCGCAACCAAGCCCCGACGTATTCTTGAGTGGTAGGTAATCCATTGGCTTTCAGTGCTTTTTCTACTGATTCACGCCAACGAGAAACTCCAGTCCCTTGTGGGTTATCTTCACCGCCACCCGCTGGACTGAGCAATGGTCCAAGGGTTTTCTTAATCCAGTCAAACATGCCACCAACTTGTCGTTTAATCAACGCTTGTAATGGATTGTTACGATCCTTAAGCGGTTTGCTATTATCTTCACCACCGCCACCACTATCACGCACCCCAAAGTCAAGGAAGGTAGCAGCGTTAGCAATATGACGGCCAGCGTATTGGTGATACTGACCATTACCACCGTAGTTATACTCTTCACCGTCGTAAGTGTCCCCATGTACTGCCGTTACAAAGTCAACGTGGTTGCTTGATACTGGACCACCAGTGTAAACCGCTACCGTACCCGGTTTAGGTCTGCTTAAGTGTGGCACACTAGCAGAAATCCACTGGTTACCATTACCGAGGTGACTAAACAAGCTAGGCTTAACACCAAGGTTTGCCAAACGGCTGGCAACGAAGGATACACACTCACGATAGAAGTAACCCCAAGGGTCAGCACCAGCGTCTTTAGCCTTGTCTTTGAATCGGTAGTCGTCACCTTTAGCACCCATAGCGACAGTGCCTTCATCCATTGAGGCACTGGCCATAGACCAAAGTTCTTTCCACCAGTTCTTAGCTTCTTCGACTGGTTTCTTATACAGTGCGTTACCAAGCGGATTAAACATACCAGCCAATTTATCAGCATTAGGGCTGAATTTCTTAGCCAATGATCCAACTGGGCCTTTAACGACATCTCCGACAAACTCAATCATTTTCATGAATTTGTCGACACCGTTCTTCATGGTATCCCATACTGAGCCAGCAACATTAGTAGCGGTGTCCCAGATTTTAGACCAGAAACCAGTACCCTTTGCAAAGGCTCCACGTTCAACACCCATGAGCATTGCCAATTCACTGGCATTGATAACTTCCGAGCCGGCAGGCAAGAGGTACTCAACGTTTCGTCCTTGTGGCAAGAATGACTTACCGTTAGGCAGAATCACCATTTCTTGGTTGTTGGTTTCTGGACTGTCGTAGCCGTCATTAAGCGTAGCTAACGTAGGTTTGGTGATTGGGTTTCGGTATGAGTTAAACATACCAGTACCACCGGCAAACTTAACTTTAGGGATTTTAGAGATAGCTTCTTTACTACCACCAAAATCAGAAATCAGTTTGTTAATACCGTCAATACCAGCGTTAGGCAGTGCGATGACAGCGTTGATACCATCACCGGCAAGCTTTTTCATGCCGTCCCACATTTCGCCAAAACCTTTTTTGACGTTGTCCCACGTATCTTTGAAGAATTTAGCGATATTGGTTAAAGCGTCGGTGATTAGTTTGGTAATGTTAACACCGAATTTCTCTTGCGTTAACGCTCCAATTTCATCCCATTTTTTAGATAGGAATTTTTTAGAGTTCTCCCAGCCATCGAACCAGTTCTTATTGATACCTTTGTGGTGTTTGTCGATATCTTTACCAAGGGCAGTCATGGCTTCTGTAGCATTGCCCTTAATACCGTCCCATGTTTTTGATGCGAATTTCTTAACGTTGTCCCACTTGTCAGACCAATCTTTCTTAAGATTACTCATGTGTTTTGCAACGCCTTTAGCCATATCTTTGACATGGTCCACGGTGCTATCAACAAACTTCTTGAATGGCTTGTTATGCTTGTACATCAACTCGAAACCAGCGACTACTGGATTAGAGATTACAAGTAACTTCTTAGCAGTGTTAGTGAAGGCTTTGATGCCTTTTTCACCACCAGTGAAGTACGTTTTGGTCTTCTCAAAACCTTTCTTGGTGCTCTTGGTCATTGAGTCCATCGCACCCGTCCAAGTCTTCTTCATACCATCCCATGTCTTACCGAGCCATTTACCAGCATTAGAGAAACCGTCTTTGATACTTTTTACAATACCATCAACGAATTTCTTGAATTTCTTATTATGCTTGTAAATTAAAGCGAAAGCCCCAGCAATAGGATTGGCGATAAACAAAAGGACTTGTTTCCAGTCCTTTTTGAAGAAATCAATGATCTTGCCAAAGATTTCTTTTGTTACTTTGAAAATCTTGTCAAAGGCTTTTTTGGCAGCGCTAAACATGCCATCGACAAAGGCTTTGAATTTCTTGTTGTGTTTGTAGAGCAATACTAGGGCAGTGATAGCCGCAGTTACTGCAACCACAATCAAGCCGATGGGGTTGGAAGCCATTGCTAGATTCCACGCTTTTTGAGCTAATGCCGAAGCTTTTTGAGCAACAGTCATAGCTATCGTGGATTCTTTCAACACTTTAATAGCTTTCGCAACATTCATCACTCCAGACGCTACTTTAGAACCTACAAAGTAAGCGGCAAACAAAGAACCGACTGTTTTAATAGCCGTCTTATGTTTTGCAATATCACCTAATGCCTTAGATAGTGATGTGACTGGTCCTTTAGCCTTCTTACCGTTGCCGGTCATGAGGTTGAATGCACCAGCGACACCTTTAATCATATCAACGGCAACTTCCCAAACACCGCCAGCAAAGTCTTTACCAATGCTAAAAACTGCACCTAAACTGTCTTTAGTTTCCTTGAAGAAAGCTACGATTTTAGGGGCGTTGTTAGCGATGCTCTTGCTCAGATTATCGACAAACTTATTGAGACCGTCCATTAAGCCATTAAGTTTATCTGTGCCATCACCGAGATTAAAGACTTTAGAAAAGGCATCCATGATAGTGCCTAGGCCCTTGGAAACATGCTCCCCTAAATCTTTAAACTTAGTTTCAGTGTTAGGGTCAGCAACCCAATTACCAATCTGTTGCAAAAATGGGTTTTTCATTTTGTCGATTGGGTCACGAAACGCTGCGACTACTGCTGGCATACGAGACTGGATAGTTCTTTCAAGACCACCGATAGTAGTCGAGAAGTTAGCCGTTGCATCCTTGTATTTGTCTTGCAACTCAAACAAGGCTTTTTGTGCCATTTCAGCGGTAATCTTACCATCTTTTTGGAGTTCCGCATATTTATCTGCGGTCATGTCTGCAATCCCAAGCTCTTGTGCTGCCACTTCTTTAAGTTGGTTTTTCATTTCCGGGAAGACATTGATGATAGACATCATGTCTTGCCCTTGAACCTTACCATTGGCAATCATTTGAGCCCACTGAGTAGCAAAGTTTTCAACGGCTGCATCGGTCTGACCAAACGCATCTTGCAATGTCAAGATAGCTTGTGTTTGTTGCTTGGTCAACTCGGTATTGTGGGTTACGGCATAGAATTTCTGGTTCATACCGTCAACCATTTCGGTTGAGTTAGCCGCTGCTTGTGCCATTTGGTTGGTCATGTCAACCATTTTCTTACCTTCTTCAGCATTGCCGGTTAAGGTAAGCCAAGTGGCATTCATGGTTTGTTGATATTTAACGTATTCGGCGCTGGATTGTGCGATTTCGTCAAACTTGCCCTTAATAGCTCCTAATGCGTTTTGGAAACCGTTACTAATCAAATTAGCGGCAAACGTAGCCCCAAAGATACCTTTCAAACGTGAGGTTTTATGTTCAGTCTCACTGACTTCACTTCCTAAGCGTTTAAAGCTCTCTTTCAAGCGACCAATGAATGTACTAGAGCGTTGACTTTGCTCAATTTCATCGTTCAGCTTGTCAGCGGCATTTCTAGTGTGTGCTAAACTTGTTGCCGTTTCATCTAAACGTTGCTTTTGCTTGCGGTATTCATCGCTAGTCTTCCCAGACTGTTTAGCGACACGCTCAAGCATATCTTTCTGTTTCTCATACTGCTTATTTAAGTTAGTAATCGAACTCTTGTATTGCTTAAGCTGTTCTTCCCTCGCTTCGTCCTCTTTGCCTTCCGCTTTTAAACGCTTGACGTAGGCTTCAGACGATTCATTTTGCAGTTTGTACTGTTTCTGTAATTCAGCAAGCCCAGACCTATGATAATCTAGGCTATTTTTGGCTTGTCGTTGTTGATTCTCCAAGGATGCCAAGCGTGTAGTAGCTTGGTCAATCTGTTGTTGGTACTTAAGATACTGTTCAGCAGTTTCAGCGGTACTACCTTTCAATTGAGATTGCTCTTGTTTCAGTTTCTCAATCTTGTGTTGTTGGTTTTGG